CAGGCCACCAAGATTCGCGAGCAAGAGGAGTATATCAATCGGTTAGTGAAAGCTGGAAACTACTTAGACGAATGTCTTTTATCTATAGCTGGAGAGAATCTTCCAGCAAAGCAATTGTGGCACAAAGCCAAGGAGGCCAAGCCGTGAGCGATACACCGAGGACGGAATCTTTCAACTGTTATGACAATGGCTGTGACAATCCTCTCCACGCTTGGGGAGCATTTTCAGCAGAATTGGAACGCGAACTCAACGCGGCAAACTCAATCATCCGGCAGCAGCAATTGTTGGATGAAGAAAACCTGCGGCTTAAAGACCGCATCAAGCAGTTGGAGGAAGAAAACGACGCAATGCGAGCGGATCTTGTACTGTGGCGGGATACGACGGACGCGATATGTTCAAAGGCTGGAATCGGATTTACTACGGAGGACAAGCCGTGAACTATACCCAAGGACATAAAAGAGCGATTCTTAAAGCAGTCAATGGTCTGCCGGTAAAACGCTGCTGCTTATTCTGCGGACACAAGCAGCTCAATATCGACACCGTAATCGACACAACAGAGTACAATGACGGAATATCGGCAGCACTGATTCAGGGCGCATCGCACATTCCTTTTGTTCAAGTTGTCTGCGCTCAATGCGGATTCGTCCACCTCTTCAACGCCATCGCCCTTGGTGTTGTCGATCAACAAACCGGAAAATTAAAGGAGTCTGAATGAGAGACTGCGCCTTCATATACGTCCACGCATTTAACGGCATCGTTCGCGTAGAGAGTCTGGATACAGCCAAGCGCATTGATGGCAATCCAGAGTGGAAACACGTCGCAACAATCAACCCTCACGTTGTGCTTGAGAGCATTCTCCGAGCTTCGATTAAAGAGCGGAATCAGATCATCAAACACCTGCTGACATGAAACACCTGCACGAACTACCTGAAGACGACCGGCTAAGGAATGTGGCGCTCCAGGACATCGACGTCCGTATCCGCTGCCGTCACACAAAGACGACCCGCGATCCGCGCACTTGGAAGATCAAGGGCGACACCTACAACCGCCTCGGCGACAACTGGAAGATCAACTTCGACTTCATCCTGCAACCAACCCCATAACCGACACCGTTTACACCTCCGAATAGCTATGAGCACCCACATCAAAATCGAAAATCAGACCGAAGTCCCAGTATTGGTTGCTCTCTTTGAGCAGCCCAAATGCAACGACCATCCTACGAGGAGCGCAGTCCTCAAACCCGGCGAGAGCTGCGACTGGGGCAGTGGCTCCGTACCGCTAGGCAACTACCAGTGCTACGCTGTGATGAGCGGTGATGCGTCATCCCATGACGAGTGGGTGTGGCACTTTCCCGGCATCGCAGAGGTAGTAGCTCCGTTGGAGCTAGGCTTTAAGTTATGGCATGCAGGCGACATCGACTGGGCCAACGTCAAGGCGATGAGCAGTGACGATCTGAACGCTACGTTCGGCTCCACCTACACCTCGGCCAAGTCATCAACCAAATCATGGAACGGAATGTCTTCCTGCATTTTCCACATTCGCGGCGGTCCTAGTTGGGTCGAAGAAACGGAACAAGTGGGCATCTTTAGGCCGAAGACCATTGCATACAATGGCGTTCAATCGACTCCGATGAAGAGCGAGTGATTATGAAGAAACCAGCCAAATACACAGTTATCACCATCGACTCAGCACTCCACGAAGAGGTTCGCAAATATTGCGACGAGAATGGTTTGAAGATCGGATTTTTCGCCAATCAAGCGTTAAGGAAGTTGCTGAACAAGAAGTGCGCCACGACGCAATCGAGCGCGCTTTCTACCGACAGTACAACGAACGAATGACGGCGAATCGCACCGTGTGGTGCGGACAAAACCCTTCGCTCGCTATGAAGCAGTGGGCGGAGGGGCAAATTTCCTAAAATTATGAATCTAAGAGAATACCAACAAAAAGCAGTAGAGTGGGCCAAAACTAGCGATGGTCTGATCGTCGCACCGGCAGGCAGTGGCAAGACATGGATTGCTGCATCGATCATCAAGCATTACCACGAATTTTATCCTGACATGTCGTTTGGATGGATGGCCCCAACACGCGAGACATGTCAGCAAGCGCGCACATCGTTGAGAGTCGCGGGAATTCCAGACAACATTGTAGACGTTCGTTGTCCGCATGAGTCAGTGGACTTCAGCAAGAAGAACCTTCTCATCGTGGACGAAGCGAAGCACAGCCCTGCCGCTGGATGGCGTCGCATCATCGAGTCCTGTAACGGGCTGCGTTATGGCTTCGACGCCACTCCTTGGGGCGACGATCCAGACCGGAACACGGTAACACGAACGCTCTTCCACAACCGCACCTACGAAATCAAGCGCACCGACATTGGCGATTCATTGGCCGACGCTTACCTCGAAATCAGCCACGCCACAGACCTCAACCTCCAGCAGAAGATCGACGACAACATCGACCGGCTCTTCAACACTCGCGTCAAGTACATGCGGATCAGGGAGGATGAACTCAAACGGATGTGCGCTTGGGAATCGCTCGTCGATATCGGCATCTGTCAGAACCGCGAGCGCAACAACTACGCCATCAACTACGCGGTCGAACACCTCGACATGCAGACCCTCATCCTTATCCCGCGCATCACGCTGGGCGAGGACTACGAGAAACGGATTCCGAATTCTCGGCTTGTCCATTCCAAGATCGGTAAGAAGGACCGGCGCGCTTACATGGAGGAATTCAAGGCTGGCAACCTGCGAACCATGATCGCCACCTCGCTGGCCGACGAAGGATTGGATCTGCCCAACGTCGATCTGCTCATCATGGTCAGCGGCGGTCGGTCGTCGCAGAAAACCATCCAACGAGCCAGTCGGGCATTGCGAAAAACAGAAACCAAGAACTGCGCGACAATCGTAGATTTCTCTGACAAATTCCACCCCATCGGAGCATTCCACGCTAAGAAGCGCATGTCCTGCTACCGTGAACTAGGTTGTATTTTCCAATGAGTGTATCCACGACAGCAAACGAAACATCCACGCCGACCGAGAACGTAGTCTATCTGATCGGCGAACTGCGCGGCATCAGTCGGCAAACCGAAACCAAAACCGGCTCGCTCATGGTGCGCCGCGTTATATCAATCGCCCGTCACTGGACTGACAACGAGGGCCGCTTCCACGAAGACTTCGATGAGTTCGAGCTGTCCTCATGGGGACAAGTTGCAGAGAAGATCATCGAGATTCAGAACGGCGCTCTGGTGCGCGTAAAAGGCCGTGTGAAGGTCGAGAAGTGGAGCGAGGGCGGAGACACGAAATCAGCGGTTCGAATCGCTGCCGAGCAGGTTACTATTCTCTGTTACTGAGCGAATGAAAAATATTACTTATGTCCCAGCAAACGGACACATACCTCAGGCTGTTGTGCTGGAAGTGGTTGAAGACCTGAAAACCGGAAAGACCTACCGGCAAATCGCTGATGATTACGCGGTCAGTCTTGGGTGGATATCAAAGGTTAAACGCGGACAGATAAGGAAAACCGAATGAGAATCCTCAACCTCGGCGGTGGAGTTCAATCGACGACGCTTTACCTGATGGCGATGCGCGGTGAAATCGACCCGATTCAATGCGCCATCTTCGCTGATCTTGGTGAGGAGCCGAAGTCTGTTTACGCCCACATGGAATGGCTGAAGAGTCTAGGTGGGCCAACTATCCACGTTGTCTCGGCTGGCATTCTTGGCAATGACCTTGTGAAAGGAGTGAATTCGACGACAGGACAACGTCACGCAAGCATTCCCGCATTTACGGCTCAAAACGAAGGTGAGCCGCTTGGAATCATGCGAAGACAATGTACCAGCGAGTACAAGATTAAACCCATTGAACGCTTTATCCGTCGAGAGCTTCTTGGTCTAGCAAAGGGTCAGCGCATAAAAACCAAGCTGATTCAGCTTTTTGGAATAAGCCTCGACGAAGCTGGACGAGCCACACGCATTAAATCTAATAGTCCGCACTGGTCAGATTCTGAGTTTCCTTTGTGCGAAAAGATGATGACCAGAGCCGACTGCGTGAAGTGGCTTGAGACTTTCGGAATACCCCACACGGTTCCAAGATCCGCTTGCGTGTTCTGCCCATACAAGTCAGACCATGAATGGCTTTTGCTTAGAAAATCAGACGAGGACGGATGGAAACGGGCGGTTGAAATTGATGATGCTCTCCGAGTTGAAGGCACGGTTATGAATAGAAACTGCAACGACAAATTGTATCTTCATAAGTCTTGCCGTCCCCTCAAGGAGGTTCACCTAACCGACAGCGAGCGAGGACAGTCAGAATTCAACCTTGAGTGCGAAGGTGGATGCGCTCTATGACATCTACTATCCGAGAAAACGAGCGTTTACACTTTTCAAAATGAGCGTCGAACAAATTTATCAGTCTACAAATATGAACAAATCAAACCAAACAATTGTAGCGGTCGATCCGGGTGTGGGCGGCGGATTCGCCGTCAGCACGTCGGAAGGAATACTCCTCTTCCCAATGCCCGAGTCGCTGCCTGACACGGCGCAATTACTGGCAGGATTCAAAGTGGCCGACTCGCATCTGTGGGTCGAGAAAGTGCCAAAGTTCGTCAGCAAACTCACGTCGTCGGCCAGCATGGCAACGCTCCATGAAAACTACGGGGTTGTGCAGGGGCTAGGCTACGCGCAAGGCTACGCACTCCACCGTGTTGAGCCGAAAATCTGGCAAGAACCACTTGGACTCGGAGGACGTAAATCATGCGAAACCGGACCAGAATGGAAGCGAAAGCTAAAAAGCAAAGCTCAGGAACTGTATCCGAATCTGGACGTCACACTCAAAAACTGCGACGCCCTTTTGATCCTCCATTACGCGATGGGCGGTGGCAGATGATCCACAAAGCCAATCGTCCGCCCTCGCCCGAGGAGTTGAAGCAATTGCTCATCATGGCGTTCGGAATGGGGATGGTCGTCGCCAGCGCATACTTCCTTCTCTTCGTCGTCAAATGAGCGAGAATATCAAACCCATGTCCGAAGAAACGGACGTGGAGACATTGCGAGCGGCCATCGCGGAATACCAATGGTTGGCCAGCGTGCTTTTCAAATCTCTCGGGTGCGGATGCAACGGAACTCAAGACCTTTGCTGGAACTGCACCCAAGCCGAGCGACACTACAAACACACAATCGAGACATACAAATGATCAGCGCAAACAAAATGCCCATTATGCGGATAGCAGAAGCAGATGAATCACCCGAAAAGATTCACTTCGCTTACATCGACCAGAAGTACAAGGAGTGGCTGATCCGACGCGGATTCGTCAACGAACTCGGTCAGGAACTCGGGATGAGAAAAGCAGGCGGATGGCGCGGAAAGACGGCTAAAAAAGGTTAATTTATGGAAACTCAAATCACTAGAGAACAGTTATTGAAAGAAGCGCCAGCACTCATCGACCATGCGATTCTTCGAGGTTGGATGACTAAGCCCAAGCCAAAGGCGCAAATTGTTGACGGCGTTTGGCATGCGGCTGGTACAGGACATCTCGATAACGCCTCAGAAGATGAAATTCAAAAACTCAGGAAACAGTACGGTGCAGGTTGAAGTCATTTCCGACGACGTAGAGATACGAATCGGGGAAATGAAATGGGTGGGGATAGCCTACACCCGTGACGGAAAACCCAAGGTGTACGTTCGAGCGAAGGCCGAATTCAAGGCCAAGTTCACCCCGGTCATTGAACAAGCACCCTAAACTCTACATCGCAGCACAAGAGCAGCTCTTTGCGAAGTTTCAGTCTCGCTCCATACCAATCCAACACTGGAGCAAGTACCTGATGACTCCCAAAGAGCTGTCTCTCCTTTTCGCAAAGTTCGAAGAATCAAAGTCAGTTCTGCAGCAAATCGCCTCGAATGATCTGGGCGAAAGCGGGGACATAGCGCGTAAACAACTTGGAATCCAATGAATCAATCAAATATCGACCGTGCCAGAGCATGGCTTCGTAACACCCCCGGTGCCGTCAGCGGACAAGGCGGTCATAACGCAACCTTCGCAGTAGCTACCGCTCTGGTGCATGGATTCGAGCTGTCGCGAGGATCGGCTGAAGCACTGCTATCCGAGTACAGCGAGAAATGCTCTCCACCGTGGAATGCCTATGAATTGGCCCACAAGGTGAATCAGGCAATGACCGTGACGCACGACAAGCCGCGTGGCTGGCTCTTATCCGCTCAATCGGGCATTGGTCAGGGCGGCAATCCCATCTCGCCCACCGGCAAGTTCGTCGTTCGCACGATCCAAACGATGCCGGAACCTCCGTCGCCGTTTACGACAATCGACTTCCTGAAAGCCTGCTTCGAGTCGGACGAAGTTGTCTGCATCTGCAACGACATCATTTTCGACGAAGAGGGTCGAGGTAGGCCAGCCTCCAAGGGTACGTTCCTCAAGCGCGACGAATGGATTAAGAACCACTTCACGCCGCCCATCAGCGCCATGTGGAATGGCAGCGATAGCAAGGGCGCATACGTCCGTATCAATCCATGCTTCGACGAGAGCGGATCGGATTCCGGCGTGGCGAACTTCCGCCATGTCTTAGTCGAGATGGACGAGAAGACGAAAGACGAGCAATGGACAGCGTTGAAGGAGTCGAAGCTCCCGCTATCGGTCGTCATAGATTCCGGCGGCAAGAGTCTGCACGGCTGGGTGCGCGTTGAAGCGGCCAATAGAGAGGAATGGAACGAGCGCCGCGACGTCGTCTATCGCTACCTCGAAAGCATCGGCATCGATCCAAAGAACAAGAACGCGAGCAGGTTCAGTCGTCTGGCCGGTGTAATGCGCGATGGCAAGGAGCAGAAGCTTTTGGCTGTCAACGTGGGCGCAGTGAACTGGGAAGCGTTCAAGGACGACATGGACGCGCAGGACATGCCGATGGAGTTCTCGATAGATGCCATCATCGAGTACGACCCGCAGAATGATCCTGACAATTTGATCGGTGACAGATGGGTTCGGCGCGGATCTTCGCTTCTCTTTGTGGGGCAAAGTGGATGCGGCAAAAGCTCGATGGCCGCGTATCAGGGTTTGAAATGGGCGTCCGGCGAAGCTTGGTTTGGCGTAAAGCCCGTCCGGGCGCTAAAAGTAGCTTACATTCAGGCGGAAAACGACATCGCCGATCAGCATGATGCGCTTAAGGGCGCTGCTCAGATGACCTTTGGCAAGGAGAACTGGGAGCGAGGTCTTCGGAGCGCGAACATGTTATTCTTCCGTGAGACGGTTCGAACGGGTTCAGACTTCGCGACGATGCTCCGCCGCCTTGTTCGCAAGACTAAGGTCGATGTGGTTTACATCGATCCACTGCTCTCCTACATGGGCGGCAATCCATCGGATATCGAGGTCTGCGCGAACTTTACGCGGCACTTGCTCCAGCCAATTATGATGGAGACAGGCGTAGTCCTGATTCTCGTCCATCACTTCCCGAAGCCCAAAGGTCGAGACGACAAGCCGGAGAGCGTGGCAGAGATGGCCTACTCAGGATTCGGATCGTCGGACTTAACGAACTGGGCCAGAGAGGTGATTGTGATGAAGGAAGTTGGTTTCAATCAACCTCGACAATTTATGCTCGGAATGGCGAAGCGAGCGGATCGTTCCGGCATGACGGACAAAGACGGAAAAGTCACCGGATCGATTATGATCCAGCGTGGTACGGGCGGCGACATCTCATGGAACTACGCAGATCCACAGAAGTTCGTCGTCGATAAGGAGTCGGCCAAGAAGCCGTACGTCAAAGGACGCTACCCTAAGCGTTAGCCTTTTCGCGCAACGCTCGACGACGACCTTTGGCAGCAAGAGACAAAAAGCCTTTCTTGCCGTATTTTTTCATGCCAATGGATGCCGCGAGAGCCTTCGGGTCTTTGACGCCCTTGCTCTCAAGACTGCTAACGAGTTTCTCGTAACGACCGCCACCACCAAGTTTCATCTTGTCCATAAAATGTAGAATGAGTTGTTGCTGACGAAATCACCAAGCGGCGCAGCTCCAGAATTTAGGCGTCGTCTTGTCCTTCGCCTCCGCGCAGTTCATCCGCGCACGGAAATTCTTTCGACGCTTAGGATTCGACTTCTTGATCGTCATATTAGGATCGCCGAAGCGAACCTTGATGACATTGTCGTTGTCGTTCTTAACGTACACCGCGCTCTTCTTACGCTCACCCGACGTGTAGAAGGGATTTTCCAGCGTCACCTTCTTGCCCTGATAGGTGTTACCTTTTTTGGAGAGGGAGGTTTTCATCGTTCAAGATTTTGCAGCTCGTCGATGTCGGGGGAGTCGTCACCGTCGTATGCTGAAATTGCGGCAGTAGTCGCCCTTAGAACGGCGTTTGCCTCATTCTTTGTAATTTGCCCAATGGGCTTCATTGCAAGATAACGCAGTTCTGGAGTGGTCAGCAGTTTGGCTGCGATTTTGTAACGGATTCTTGGAAGAAGCTTTACTATTTGATTGGCCTGATTTGCGCCTCCTATTGTCCCAATTCTCGCTCCTTTTCCAGCAACACCGCCAGCAATCCCTCCAACACCCCTTGCGATACCTTCAATGAAAGGATCAGATTCACTCAGCGGCGCACGAATCTTCTCCATCTTGGAAACATTCTGAATCACAGACCTGATGTTTTCAGTTCTGGATGCTCCGAGTATTGCGTCTGCGTAACCCTTGAGGGAACCAGCCTTTCCAGCAATCGTCTCTGGAGAAAGATCAGCAGCCAAAGATGAAACATCCAAAACACCTTTACCTGAGTATTTTGAAATCAAATCGTCAACATATTGGAACTGAAGTTGATTTAGAAGTTCGGGGTTTTCCCTTCCAATCAAATCAAATGCAGCTTTTGTCTGAGAACTAGAAAAAGGCCCGTCTTTATCTGAAATGGCCTTAATAAACTTTGAAGGATTTTGAGAAATAGCATCAGTTATTTCCCCTCCTGAACCTTTCTTCAAAGCACCAAGAACTGTTCCGCGAAAAGCTTTCTCCATCTCACCGGAACGCTTCATTGCCGTTGAAACTAAGTCTTCAACAGCTTTTCCTCCGGTTCCAAGAGCTTCAAAAAGAAGCCTAGGATCAGCGGTAAGCGAAGATGATATTTTGTCGGCTGATTTTTCAAGTTGCTGCAAAGATGACTGCCTCTTTGCTAATCCTTTAATGGATTCAAAATTTGGGAAATAAGCTCCCTTAAGTTCAGGAGCAAGATTATCGATGTAGCTGATAACTCTACCGATTGAAACTTCTCCAGAAACAACATCTTTGGCCGACTTGCCAGCTTGATTAAAAATAAACTCTTTAGCTGTGGAATCAATTTTTGAAGCCTCGCTTGGGTTTGAGGCTTTTTTCAATTGATTTATAAATGTTGGAGCGTCGGCAGATTCTAGCTTTATTGCAATTGACGCAGGGCCAGCTCCGCCTTGGTATCCAACTTCTTTGATAATCGACTGTATTTCTCTTCCAGAAAAATTGTCTACATTTTCTCGATGAAACTTGTCGGCCAATTTTAACTGATCCTTCAAAGTTGACGTTGGAAGGTTGTCTATCAATTGGGAAATATCTTTTGATGCAGCATTGTAAAGCTGAAGCTTAGCTCTATCACCAAGTCCAAGAAGCACTGAATCGTCTCCAATTGAATCTCCAATTTGAGTCCTCAGTTTTCTTAGTGCGTCAATTTTTTGATTTGGAGCCATCTTTCCAATTGCACCAATGAATCCGCGAGTTCCTTCTGGATACGTTGACGGTATTCCAATTGTTTTTGGAAGCTGCTCGGAAGGAATGCTAAATCCAAACTGATCAACAATTGCCAACGCCTCCTCTGGAGTTGCCGACAACTGTTGAACCGCCGAAGCGTCTATTTCATTTGCAACACCCTTTAAGTTGCTTACAGATTTTGTTTCAAGCTTTTCGTATAAAGGATTTTTGTAAACAAGGCCGTAGTTAGCATTATCTGTATCCTTAAGATACTTTAGTCCAGATTGAATGTTTGATCTGAAATTTTGACCAAGAATTGTTGGTGTTGCGGCGGTTCCGGGGACAAGCGCCTGAAATTGATTTTCAACATCCGAAAACCCTTTTTTAATCGATGAATCAAGTTCATTGCTGATTTTTCTTACAGCGTCTTCATAGGGTTTTGAAACTGCTCCGATTTCCTTTTTTAAAAGGTTAATCGTTTCTGTCGCAAGATCATCAGACGAGATTCCAAGATTTTTCTTTCCAAGCCGTGAAGCCGAGAACAACACGGCCCTTTTAACTGCTTCAAGCTCTTCAACGCTTGGTTCAGCCTTTGAGACAGAACTTCTCATTGCATTTGCAATCTCTGGAGTTCCGATAGCCTCCGCAACGCCAAGCGGAACTTTTTCTCCGGTTGACTCAAAAATAATGCTTCTAATTTCTTCTGATTCTAATGTTTGTGGACGTTGAGCTTGAGGTCTAAAATATGTACCAAGAAAACGCTTTAACCTATCCGCACCCGGAAGAAATGCCTCGTAGGCGGCTGTTCCAGCTTTTATCAAAGGTCTTGCAACCTCAGTTACAAGCGGACCAGCCACTGTGCCTACGGCAGTTTCTCTTAATGCAGTTTTTCCTGCTTCACCGTATTCGCCGCGAAGCAATTCTGGAATGGCTTGAACTGCTCCAGATGCCGCTCCGCTTGTTCCGCCGATAGCTCCTCCTGCAAGCAACCTTGTTCCAATTGTTCCTGTCGTTGCCGCTGCGGTTAAAGCTTCTGGAAGGAGTGCTGGAAAAACAGTGCCAGCAACAAGTCCTCCAGAAATGGCCAACTGCTGAGCGGCCCTTTTCTTCTCTTCTTCAGAAGTGGCAACGCTTGGAGGAGCCGTCATCACGCCGGGACGCTGAAAATACGGAGTCACATACTGACCAGACTCACCTTGAACAGCCTTCTGCTCTCCTATCTTACCGGCATCATTGACAGCCGCTTGAAGCTGCTGCGGAGAGCCAGCTTGAAACATGCTCGCGTAAGGGTCAGGTCCGGTCCTTTGCGGAACCTGATACTGGGCAGACATCGCAGACACTTCCTGAGCAGGTTGCGCTGTAGCCGGTTGAGCGGGTTGCTCTTCGGTGTAAAACTCTTCCTCAGTAATTTCCGTAGATGGCATGTTATTGCTTTCGGTAGAACTTGTTTCCGACCTTGTACTTGGTTCCAGATGGAACCGCTCTTTCAGCCTCTTCAACCGAATTGAAAACAGGAGGCTGCTTCATCGCCGAAAAAACATCAGTAACCTGAACTTGAGACTGAGGCTGTCCTCCCGGTTCTTGCTGTTTGGTGTCAATTTTTAGAACCTCTTGCTCTCCGATAATGCCAAGCGGAGACTTCATGCGGTCTTTCGCGTTTTGGAACAGCGATTTAAGCTCACCCAAGCTTTGCTTAACTTGCTCTGGGCTTGAGGTAAGATAGCTGGTCTTAATCAACTCTTCAGCCCTTCTTGCGTCTGCATCGGTAAGACGACCTTGCTCAGACAGCAGTCCACGGGCAACAAGCGGAGTTAAAGATCCAAGCTGTTGGCTGATCCTGATTTGCTCAGGATTCAGTCCTCCTCCAAATTTCGGAACAAGCGGGATTTTCTGGCCGACACTTCTCAAAGCGCCACCAACACTAAACGCTTTGTCCACATCTGACGGCTTGATGCTTTCAATCAGATCAATTGCCGTGTTGGCCGATTTGATTCCATTGAACAACTGGGTCTGGACTTGCTGTGGAAGCGCCTTCTTGAACTCAAATTCTCCAGAAGGACCGACAATGATATCCTGACCACTCTTAGCTGCCGCAGCTTTCAGAATCTGAAACTTAGCATCCTTCTGGTCTTCAGCAGATTGCTGCCAATCAGCAAGTGCAGCGGTCAATGGAGACTTTTGCGCTTGTTTTGCGCGCATTGTCTGAATTGCTTGAAGTTCAATTTCAGGGGCAAGTCCAAGCGCCCTAATTGAATCTTCACTTGCAAGACCTGCAACCGAAGAAATTTTAGCGGCCTTTCCAAGCTGCTCTTCCTCAATGCGTTTCTTTGCAACCAACGCATCATCGATGATGTATTTTCCTTCAGGAGTACGCGTTAAAGCGTTGTATTTACGAGCGTCAGCAATTCTAGTTGCCTCAATCTGATCCGTAAAAGCAGCGGTCTTTGCTTGCTGCTTAATAAGTTCAGCCCGAGCGGAATACTGCTCAAGTCCGCTTATTGCCTTTATTGCTTCTTGATTAAAAGTCTTAGACTTAAATCTAGGCATTGCAGGCATTTTAGCTCCCACTTCTTGGCTATTTAAGAAGTTTGAAACATCATTATTAAATGTTTGAAAAGCATCAAACTCATTAACCTGAGCTTCCTGCTCCGCCAACGCCTGAGCATAAGCATTCGACTGGATCTTGTTCTGAAGATCCGACTGACGCTGTTGCATGACCTGTTGAGCCGTCTGCACCTGCAATTGCTCCATCATCCGCTTCTGCGTCTGTGCGCGGTCAAACAGCGTTGCGCCTAGCTGAAATGCTTGAAGAGATTGGTCGGCCATAAATCAAGGTCTGTAGTTTGAGGAGCCGTACTCCGGGAATAGACTCGTAGAAAGCGGTGTGATATCCGACCTCGTCGGAGACGGTGCATAGAGATTTGGATAAATCTCAGGATCGTTCTGAGGATTGTACGATGGTGGTCGATACGCTCCCGGTTGCTGCTGCATCAATCCTTGATACATCCCATATTGAGACAGAGCGCCTCCAGCAATCCCACCAAAATTAGTGAAGGCAGTCTGAGCAGCTTGAGCCATCGGAGACGGAGCGGCAGCAACCTGAGCGGCGGTCAAATCACGCCCGTACATTCTGGACTGTTGCTCCTGCAACGCCCCAATCCGTTGAGACGGCGTGATGAACATGCTGCTCACCGAGAACGGTTGAGCCATTCCAAACGTCCGCTGCTGCTGGATGAAGTTTTGAGCCTGAGCAAGACCCTGATTCTGGATCTGCATCGATGTCAGACCAAAGTCGCGAGCGGACAGATTCCTGCCAACACCCGAACCAGCGCCATACCCTCCGCTAAGCGCACGTCCAGCAGAAGATCGTTGAAGCTGAGAAGCAACATCTTGAGAAACCTCGCCACGCAAAGCTGATCCTATGTTCTTTCCAGCCTGTTGAATCAATTGGTCGTAACCGGGAATCGCACGACGAAGCTGCGCCTCAAGCTGTGACTGCTCGGCAGCGGTCGTCTTGGTGGCCAAATCAGTTGCAGACTCAAGCGATGCGATATTCTGTTGAATCGCCTGCCGCTGCTCTCCCGCAAAATCAATCGGCTTTAGCTCAGGCACCTTGGGCTTCTTGCCACCAAAAAGTCCGCCGAGCAGGCTTCCCGCTGCCGAGATTCCTGCTCCACCCAAAATTGCCGCTCCAAGTCCTATTGGCATAAATTATTCTTTTTGGTTCAGAACCATTGCGAGAATCCACCGCCGTTTAATCCGACGCCGACCATTCGGATCGTTGCGACTGCGTCCCCAAGGTATTGCATCGTTTGCTCCTGAACAGCTTGAACTGCTTTGGCTTCGTAGGCCACTGCTTCCTGAATCAAATCGTTTTCCTCCTTACGAATCGCCATGACCATCAGCTTGATGGCATCAGGAGAAGGTGGAATGAGGTAGTCATTGACGCTCGTCGCGTTGATATGGCGCATCTTCGCCATGACCGTCACCGGCTTATCCTCGTCGTTGTTACAACGATCCGTCAGGTAACTGCGGCGGTACTGCGGCAAAGTTTCATCAGGGTCGTAAACTGCCAGATCAAGTTCCAGCAAGGTCGTCGCATTGTACTCGTACAACCGGCTCGACGTGTTGGTTGCCTGACGAATGACGCCGGTCAGCGATATGAACTTCTTGGTCGATTGAACGTACGGAAGAGCGAGGGTCAGCTTCTCGCCGTCGATCCATACGCCGCCAGACAGTGTGCGAATCCATTGCCCGTTCTGATCGACACCTTGCAGGGTGATGGTCTTGCCAACGTCAGAAGCGTCACCGGGATAGACTCGGATGAAGCTGTTCGTCCCGCCGGACATGTCGCGGTAAGAAACGACGGTGCCACGATCCACAAGCTGCTTGCCGACGCACCCGCCATTGTTCTCTCCGAGCAATCCGTATCCGCTTTCTTGAAATTCAAACCATTGATTGCGAACCGTTCCGACGCCGCAGCAATCAGCTACCGACTCGATGGTTTCAATATGACGCGGCCAAGTGATGCACCCGCCAACCGTGTGGATAGTGAAGCGTCCGTACGCGCCTGCCCACAACCCCTTGTGCAGAAGCCGTCGGCACGCCTGATTGATGTAGTCGTAAACGCGAGCGTCATCGACGCAGACGCCGACTACACGGGCGATTGTCGAGCGAATGTCCTGAA